CGCAAGCAGCATCTTATTGAAGAATGCCTGATCGCAGAACATATCCATCGAACCAGAACCACGATAATCGATCTTGGCATCGAGGATAGCCTCTTCAGCCGCCTGAGCGTAACGATAGCCCTCACCAAAGCCGGGATCATTCGCGGCGGGAGTGGTATCAAGAATCTTGTGAATGGTGAAGATCTCATTATCGGTCCAGATCGGACGAATGTTCTCTTCATTGATCTTATTCTCGGCAGCGGCATCACGACCGTCACCAATCAGAATTGCACGGGCCAGTTCGAGCTCGAGCTCCATACGGTCGATCTTGTACTGGTAATCAACATAGCTGAAGTCGGTGATGTCAACAACATCGTCACGGTTCAGAGCACTGTGAACAAACACGGTCTGCGGAGAAGTGGTACGCTTTGCAACAGCGTAGTTACCAACGAGGGTCTTCTGCTTACCCTTCTGATAGCCCTTCGCACGGAGATCGTCGATGTTACGAATATCAACCTGAGAAGTACGAATGCGGCTGAACGGGCTGCGGTGAACCTTACCCAGAACTGCCTTAACCCACGCCTGATCATTGGTAACGATCTCGGGAGCACCCGGACGAACGTCATGCCACTCGGGGAACAGGGCATCAACACCAGCGGGAGTAGCGCCACTCGGATAAGAGGTGAAGCCGCTAACGGGCTGCAGAGAATCGTGCTGCAGATCATTCTCTTCCTCGAAGAAGTGCATAGCTTCTTTCAGCTTACCGTTCTTCTTAGCATCGGTGATAATAGCCAGCTCGTCAGAGTGGCACAGAACGGGGCCATAGTCCATATCATTGTCAAACACATTGTGCTTCATATTAGTATCTCCTTCATCATCGTCGGAACCGCCCTTGGCATCTTCAAGAGCCTGTCCAATCATAAAATAAACAACTTTCTTCTGTTCTTCAGTGAGTTCATCGAATACGTCCTTAACGGTCTTTTCATTGTTAGCCATTTCAGCTTCCTCCTTATTTGTTTCGTCGTCATCGTCGTCATCTGCAGAATGCTGAATCTCTTCATCATCTTCATACTCTGCATCGTCATCGACTTCTTCGACATCTTCGTATTCTTCATCTGCATCTGCACCGACATCAGCGTCGTCAGATTCTTCAGTATCTTCTTCGTATTCTACATATTCTTCGTCTTCATCATACGAATGATACATCTCAATTGGTTCGCCCGTATAAATCATGGCTTCATCGAGAACGTCTTCATAACATTCATCCGTTGTGCCTTCGCCATGAACTAAAATCGGGTTATCAATATATGCGCCGGGATTTGCACCAGCAAGCACGACGCTAACTTCACGAATCAGTCCGTGAAGAACATCCTGACCCTTCTGGACCAGTTTGTTTGCATAGATAGACAGCGAGACAACGTCTCCATGTTCGACAGCTTCTTTTACGTGCTGACCGTTCATGGTATTGTTGAAGCTGCAGTAGGCATAAACACCGTCTTCACGATTCTCAAGCAAAGCATGTCCGAGAATACCAGTGGGATCATTGTGGTTATGCTGATACACCAGCGGAACTGTCTGGCCGTCATTTTCTTTGAAAGCGTTACGACGAATAATACGACCATCTGCACAAAGGAGGTCGTTCTTAGTCGCCCATCCGCCAAAGTCAAATTTCTGTGCCATTTTGAATTTGCTCCTTAAAAACCAGAATCGCCGCCAGAATCATCCAGTTCTATGTCCTCATCATACTCTTCGTATTCTTCTGGGGGCATATCGCCTTCTTCTCCTTGCGGCTGCTTAAGATTCTTATTACTGAGTTCATCCGCTTTTGGATCTTGCGAGGGTTTAAACCCTATAATTCCACGGACTTCGTTCGAAGTAAGAATCGCATTGCGTGTAAACTTGTCAGCTATATCGGCAATATTCGCTACCGGTACAAGCTTAAACGGATCTCGGAAGAACATGATTGTCTGGCCACGAGTTCGAGCCGTTTTTGTTAAGAACTTCCGATTAAATTCTCCAGCTATAGCAGATAAGATTGGTTCAATAACACGATTATAGTAGTTCATCATAGTAGACTCGTTTGCAGTACCATTTAAGATCTCGTTCGTAATCCCAAGCTGGCTCATTAATGTCTCAGTCAGGTATTCGATCTGCTTCATTAAATTGTTCTCAATCGGTCTATTTAGCTGAACGATACGCTCGGTTCCATCTGTATAAGCAATGCCATACTTAGAACCAGTAAGCTGCTGCTCAATGTCACTGCGCCTTTGTTCTGCTTGCTGTCGACGAGCCTCCGTCTTAATTACATACGGAAGCTGTATAATAAGGTCTAGCTTTCCAGAACTACTCTGCTCATCTATAGTATCAAGCAGATTTAGTTTTCGAACTAGCCTTTGCAAAGTAGAGTTCGGTTCATTCATAATTGAATAGAACGGATTCTCTATAATTGCAACCATCTTTTTATTAAGGGTTACTTCCTGTTTCTTACCCGTACGTTCGTTGTATAGTTCAACGGTAACGTGATTGGGTCTCCACTGAGTAATCCTTCCGGTCCTCATCGTCAGAATATCATACGAATTACTTGAATCCGGATCAACGCTCGTGTCAACGGGAACACAAGCTACAACGCCTTCGTCAAACATTGACATTACAACGTCGCGGATAAAAGCCCTTCCTGTCTGATCAAGATTTGCTTCTGTAGTTAGAACATTATTAAGTCCTGACTTCATAGCATCTGAGAAGCGCCCGTTATCATCAGTTTGAACATGCTGAATATTAACTGAAGCAACATCCTCAGCCATTCGATTGTAAATCGAATTAATAATAGAACGTTCATGACCTCTCGACAATCGTACACGATCGGGCCGATAATATGTTGATCCAACATATATCTCTGGCGAGATAACAGTTGTCGGATCTTTATTATTGATGAAGGCATTCCAGCCATGCTGGAGCCTTTCAGCTAATGTGGGCATTGGGAGATGCCTCCTATCAATTTAATTAATGGTACGCCTTTCCCCAAGCTTCATAGTTCTTTTGTCCAACCTCGCTCAGGATACTCTCCGTAATATTTTAATCACGCTATCCCCATTTTTTTTCGCATACGTTTATCTTCTTTATACGTACGCATATCAGCAATATCCTGATAAGTTCTAATGGCGCTCGTAGCAACAAACGCAGTGCCAGCTACACTTAAAATAGATTTAGCCGCATCAGCACCATTACTTAACGCGGCAGCAAGTTTATCTGCATCAGCATAATTGGCAAGAGCTGAAGCATTTGATAAAGCACCAACTGCTAAACCAGCTCCAATGCCAAAAGCAATCTTTCGACCCCACGCTCTTCCAACAGCTCCAACCGCTGTTCTGCCTCTAGATTTCAGCTCTTTACCACGCTGAACACGAGTTTGATAATCGGCATTAATTTTTCGACCACCCATCATATCTAGAAGATGATTTTTACTTTGCTGAGATCTCTCAGTCGGACGACCAATAATACCTTTTCGATCTCGCTTAGCGTATCTCGCTTCACGCATCGAAGAAACTTTTCGTTTTGCTGAATCTCCGTAGTATCTCAATCTGCCAGCAGCTGTAAGACTTCCATCAGCGTTTTGGTAATTTCTTACACCCCATTTCTGGCCTTTAACTCCATGATGATAAAGTTCATTAGTGTATACCATTTTGAATTCCTCCGAAAAAAATTGAGACTTTACTCAAATGCATCCTTGTTCGCCTTCCAAGCAATGTAGGCATCCATCAAGGCTGAAACATTATCGATCTTTTGATCCCGACGTTTCTTGTAAAGTTTCCTATTGCCATTGGTATCCTCTAAGGTTATACAGTTTCCCATACAAAACGCCATCAATTCCTGATCGAATATAAGCATACGCTCATTTGCATAATGCTTAAGTTCTCCCAAAGGAACCGATTCCGTCTTAGCACCTTGAATGACCTTTTCAATACCAAACGGTCCATTCTCCGTTTCCCAACGAGTAACAAACTCCTTGGCATTATACGGGTCAAACCCAAAGCAACGAACATCGTATTCGTTATCGATAATAAATTGATCAAGATCTTCATAGATCTGCATCATGTCAAGGGCAACACCCTCTAAAACAATCAAACTTCCTTCTCTAATAAAATCCTGATACTTACTGTGCATGGCAAGAGGAAGCTCGGCAAGAGTTTTAGAAGTAATATAACTTCTAACTTTTACACCAAAGCTTCCATCACGAAGAGGAAACAAAAATGTAAAAGCACAAAAGTCATCCCCCTGTGATAAGTCTGCCCCCATTGCACAAGGCATATTCCAGAAATTTCGTTTTCCATGGACTTTTGTTTCGTCATACGTAAAGAAGTACGTATAACCTTCCATAGGAAGATTAAATCTCTTAGCAAGAATTTCATTTCGTTGATCTGGAAAGTTCTCGGCTTTAGCTACATCCTTTTCATAAGCCGTATACGTAACCGTTTGACCTAAATTAGGATTCGCTTTAATCCAGAATCTTGGATCACCAACTTCATGAATATCATCAAGTTTGTAATACCAAATGGACGTATCATCAAACATCTCCGCAGATTCATCGTCATCGAATTCGCCGCGAAGAATTTTTAAAAGCTGCATTTTGATAGAATCACCAGAACCATTTCGAACAGTTCCTTCCGACGATGTAGCAATAATGACATAGTCATCTATACCGCCTTTAGCGCATCCTTGTTCAATAGCAGTAATAGGATCTTCACGAATATCACCAGAAAGCCACTCGTCGATCGTTGCGCATTTACAGCGAAGTCCTTGAAGCTTATCAATACTAAAAGGACGAATCTCTAAAAGAGAATTCGTAAGAAAATCCTCGATGCCCTTTTTAGTTGATGCTAACTTTACACGATTAGATTTTGATCCAGTGGTATTTTGAAGAGAGCCCTCTGTAAGAAACTGAAATAAAGGTCCTCTAGCCCGAACGATAGACGTTTTAAATGGACTGAGGACCTCTTCAGCTTGTTTCATTGTCGGAGCCGTTGTGATTTGGTGCGTTGTTGAAGCATCTACCGTTAAAAAATAACTCTGAACAGTAGACGCATACATCGACTTAGCCGCTCCTCGACCAACAATCAAATATTGTTTCTTCGTAAGACGGTTCTTAAAACGAACATTCTCATAATGACCACCATGGCCATTCTCATTAGGAACATAAATTGATCTAGTATCAAAGTAATACCAGCCAAGTAATTGTTCCGCCCAAAGTTTAAACGTATCCAACAAATATAAATCAGAACCATCCGTTAAGGTTAGTTCTGAGTTGCAGAAATCAATGAATCCTTCTACTACAGAATCATCGTAGTAATATCGAGGATTCGCTATAAGCCTGTCTATTCGGTTCATCTCCATCGAAATCTCCCGACAGACAGGAATTTCACCGCGAATAACTGCATCGCGAAACATTCCGTAATAAGTCGGAACTGCTGTATTCGAAAGAGACATTTTGAATATTAGCCTTTCTGTTTATTACTATTTCTTCTTACTATTTCGTCTAGCTTCAGCCATATTCATCTGATATGTTTCATTGATCTTATCCAAAGATTCATTAAACGATTTAAACATTTTACTTCCTTCAGATACAACTTTCGGATCAATAGATTTGGCCAAATTAGTAGTACGAGTAACTATTTTAGACGCGGCCGATTTGCCATTCTTTACCGCAGAACTCGAAGAAACTTTCTTGGCCGTGTTCGCAGTATTTTTAGCAACTTTATTACCAACATTCTTTACAGTTGTTGCAGTACTCTTAGCCGTTTCTATAACTTTATTACCAGCACTCTTAACAGTCGAAGCAGTATTCTTAGCTGTATCTACAGCCCTATTAATAGTCTGTTTAGTCTTATCGGACTTAGCTATTTCAACCGCCTTGTTTCCAGCGCTCTTTACTGTTGCTGCTGTATTCTTCGCTGTTGAGACAGCTTTAGATCCAACGTTCTTAACAGTCGAAGCGGTATTCTTAGCTGTATTAGTAACTTTGTTAATAGTCTCTTTGGTCTTATCAGACTTGGCTATTTCTACGGCTTTGTTTCCAGCGCTCTTTACAGTTGCGGCAGTATTCTTAGCCGTTTCCATAGCTTTATTGCCAGCACTCTTAACTGTCGAAGCAGTATTCTTAGCTGTATCTACAGCTCTATTAATAGTTTCCTTAGTCTTATCAGACTTAGCTATTTCAATGGCTTTATTTCCGGCACTCTTTACGGTTGAAGCCGCACTCTTAGCCGTTTCCATAGCTTTGTTTCCAGCGCTCTTAACCGTCGAAGCAGTGTTCTTGGCTGTATCCACAGCTCTATTAATAGTTTCTTTAGTCTTGTCAGACTTAGCTATTTCAACGGCCTTGTTAGTGACACTCTTAACTGTCGAAGCAGTATTCTTAGCTGTTTCCATAGCTTTGTTTCCAGCACTCTTAACTGTCGAAGCAGTATTCTTAGCTGTTTCCATAGCTTTG